TGATATGAACTTCAGTGTGATGGATTACGATGATCTGAAGCGTGTTGCTGAAAAGTGTCATTTGCAGATTAAGGAGAGGGTTAAGATTTTTGAGAGCTGGAGTGAATTCTATCCTTGGTATGAGGAAGTCATGAACGAGAACTATCTGCATCATGGCTTTGAACACGTTGAAGGCTTTGTTTTGCGAGACAGCAACAATTTCATGTTTAAGATGAAGCTTCCTTATTATAAGCACTGGAAGTTCTTGCGTGGTGTCATGCAGAGCGTTCAGAAACGTGGCTATTATGAAAATACCGCAAAGTTGTTTACTGCTGAGGATAACCTGTTTTATGGTTGGATGCGTGAACAACGAGAGAAAGGCCAGGAATCTTTCTGCAAAAAGGGTATTATTCAGTTACGGAATGAATTCTATGAGAATCGGCACGAATAACTAAGATATTTTCTTCCTCCGAAAATGCCCTGCGCGGGGCTGACAGCCGGGAAAGACCGGCGATATGGCCCTATGGCGGAATTAGGCATACGCAACAAGCTCAAACCTTGTAAAATTCTCAGTTCAAATCTGAGTAGGGCTACCAACCCATTTGCAGATGGGTAAGTGCTAGAATATTGGCAAATCGGAAAGACGGTTGACTGCTGGACAGACAGCTTTGATATGCTACCGTGGTGGAATGGCAGACACCGGAGACTTAAAATCTCCTGTCGGCAACGACGTGCCCGTTCAAGTCGGGTCGGTAGCACTAATATCCGGGTGTAGCTCAGTTGGAAGAGCGCGTGCTTTGGGAGCATGAGGCCGCAGGATCATGACCTGTCACTCGGACCAGCCCGAAAGGGCATGTAGAATTTTTCATTCACATTATTCCCAGCTCTCTGGAAACAGAGCAGTGTGGCATAGCAAGCTGGGTAGATTACGAGGATTAGCCAAGCGGATAAGGCAGTGGAATTTGACTCCACGACCGCAGGTTCGATTCCTGCACCCTCGATTTATATGCGGGTATGGTGTAACTGGCAGCCACGCGGATTTTAGGTGTCCGTGCCGAAAGGCGTGAGGGATCGTGCCCCTCTACCCGTACCACGGTCATAGAATGGTTGCGTACCGTTTGTTGATCTCCTTTGGCCACTATTATTCCCAGCTCGCTCGTAAGAGTGCAGTAGTGCTTTGTAAGCTGGGTGATTGTGCAGTTATTGTGTAGTTGGTAAGCACGCTTGCTGATGAAGTAAGAGGATGAGTTCAAAACTCATTGACTGCAAAATATGAAATCAGTTGTTCTAGCTCGTTCGTGGATTGGCCGTACATTGGCGACCGGAAAGACGTCATACCGGTAAAGGACGTCAAGCCAAACAAGAAGAGAAATAAGGTGTAAGCCGACTAGCTATCGGATAAATACTCTTCGATTCGCCAGAAAACTAGAATGTAAAACGAATGGTTGGCTGTTTCTGATTTCATTTATATGCGACTGTAGTTCAATTGGCAGAGCGTCAGATTTCCAATCTGAATGTTGCGGGATCGTGCCCCGTCAGTCGCTCCACACGCAGCCACTTACGCTGCACCGGTTGCTCAGAGCCGAAAGAAACCTATATGTTACGACATGGTTGCCAAGAGTGATCATATTGGAACGCGACGTAGCTTGGATAGTGAGAATTAAATTCTGAGGTATACTGCTGGATAGCTTAATGGTAAAAGCGCTCGGAAACGCCGAGAGATAAGGTTCGATTCCTTCACTGGCATCACGTCGATGAAAGTCGGCGTTTGCATGGGATAGTAGCTCAGTTGGTCAGAGCTGGCGGCTCATAACCGCTTGGTCGCGAGTTCAAATCTTGCCTGTCCCACCAGCCCGATAGGGCATACATAAAATCTGCTAGAACTTTTGTTTTATAAGCGAATGAATAATATGACGTTAATACGTCTATTATTTTTCGCTAATTTTTAAAGTTTTAGCTATATAATACAGGATACGAAAAGGAGGAATGAAAACTGAAGCATTACGGAGATATCACACAACTTCATGGATGGCAGATTGAACCGGTTTCCTGTATCACAGGAGGCAGTCCATGCCAAGATTTGAGTCAGGCCGGTAAACGTGAAGGTTTGGCTGGTGAACGCTCTGGATTGTTCCTTGAAATGATTCGTGTGATTACAGAAATGAGGGAGGCCACCAATGGGGAATATCCAAAATTCGCAATCTGGGAAAATGTCAGAGGAGCTTTTAGCTCAAGCAAAGGTGAAGACTTCAGATGTGTGTTGGAAAGATTTGCACGCATTGTCGAGCCAGACGTTTCAATTCCTCGACCTTCAGGAAAGAACGGAAAGTGGGCAAAATCTGGAGCGATTTCCGGTAATGGATGGTCTCTTGCATGGAGATTGTTCGACGCTAAATACTGGGGAGTCGCCCAGCGCCGCCAGAGAATCGCGCTTGTCATGGATTTTGGAGGACAACGTGCCTCAGAAATTCTATTTGAGCGCACGAGCATGTCAGGGGATTCTTGTGAGAGCATCCCGGCGTGGAAAACCTTTGCCCGAACTCCTGAAGCAAGCGTTGCTGGATATGATCGAATGGTGGAATCCAGGAACTCTGTCACAGGTGGTGCAGAAAGTGAAGGAACAAGAAGGTCTGGAAGAGAAGGAATTGGACGAGTATTGGAGTCAAACCATCGAGAGACTTCGACTCGATGCACAGAACCTGCAGCCTACACTCTAAAAATCCGTTCTGGATGTGAAGGTGGCGGTAAAGGCGCTCTGGTTCAAACTGAATTGAGCGCAACGATTTCTACGTTGCAAGACCAGACGCTAATTTGCTTGGTAGAAAATCCCTCCTTACATAATTTAAAACAAAAGATTTCGCCGGTGGTATTTGAGAGTCACAGTCAGGACGCTCGATACACTCAGCAGGGTGATACAAGTCCGACTTGTACTGCTCAGTGGGGAACGGGCGGTAATAATATGCCGCTGGTTGTTGAAAAGAAAGCCTTTGCGATGCAACGCATTGGTGAATACAAGGAAAGTGAACACGCCAGCACGATGAAATCTCGTGATTATAAGGACGCTACTGATCTGATTGCAGAGAAGGAAACGAAGAATCTACGATGGATTGTTCGCCGCTTGACTCCTTTGGAGGATGAACGGTTACAGGGTTTTCATGACGGATGGACTGATATCGGTGATTGGATCGATGAGAATGGGAAGAAGCACAAGACTTCTGACGCAGCTCGTTACAAAGCACTCGGTAATTCAATCGCTTTGCCTCAGTGGTATTGGATTTTTCAGAAAATGAAGCCGTATATCGGTGAAAATCCTACGCTTGGCAGTCTTTTCGATGGAATTGGTGGCTTTCCGCTTGTCTTTGAAAGTACGTATGGTGATGGTACTGCTATCTGGGGGTCTGAAATTGATAGCTTTTGCGTTGCAGTAACCAAGAAGCGTTTTCCAGAAAAGCAAAGAGGATAAAAATGGGAGCTTTTATTGCAAGACAGCCTAACGGTTTGCTGTGTCGGTTTTCTTCGGTGGTCGATTGTGTCACCGATTACAACATGACCGAAGAAGAATATATCGAGATGTGTGCTGAAAAGGCACGAAAAGAAGCACGAGATGTTCTTGACCATTATATTAAGCCGTTTGAAATGGTTGACAGGTGCTTCTTCCCGAACAACATGACAATCGAAGAACACAAGCGGATTATGAAGGAAATGGAAAAGCCCGTTGACAAAGCAACTCATATTCCGTAATAAGAAAATCTCATAAAAGGCTAATTCAACCAAGAGGTGACATGATGAATAGTAAAATTCCTATCAATGTAACTATCGACAACGGTTCCTTGAGCCTTCCGGCAAGTCCTATCTTTCAGAAGGAGAAGAACACGTATCTCTGTCCGTTTTGTGTGACGAAACTGGAAAAGTTCGAGTGTGAATGTTCTGATTGTCATCACAAGATGGATTGGGGCGTATGGACAGATAAGAATGCAAAGCATAACTATGCGTTTGCTGAAAGTGGTGTATTATGAAAGATTGGCTGCACGCTACAAAACGTGAAATTGAAAAGATGACTTTCGATGAAGCGAAAGAAATCATGGAAAAACAGATTCGTCTTGGTCATACAGATGGTGAATTTCGCCCTCGTGGACATACCACTCATGCTTACGAGATGATATTAGGTTATGCAGACAAGTACATAAGGTTTGTCAAACTTCTGGTAAACCAAGCAGAAAATAAACCAGAAATGCCGATTCTTTCTTATCCGACAAATCATTGTAAGCTTTATCAATGTCCAACGTGCGGCAATCCGGTAAATTGGAAGGAGAAAGTTTGCAAACTGTGTGGACAAAATCTTGACTGGGCTGCATATGAAAACAGGACCTATCTTATTACTATCGAAGGAGGCGATGAGTAATGAACGTGGAATTCTTCCAACGGCGCAAAACTCAGCTTGAAGATACGCTTCTTTTGAAGAATCAGGCAGTCGATATGCTTGATTATCTAAAGACACACTGTATTAGCAGTGACCAGTATTGTGCAATTCGAGACTACATTGAAGAAGCTGCTAAGATTCTGGAGAGTGACCTCGAATACGCAAACAATAAGCTACAATCCGCATTCAAACCTAAGTATGGCCGGAACAACAGATTGACTCGTGTTCAATCTAAGATGTTCCGTGATAGAGAATATTAAAAATGGGGTGATGCCGTATGAACACATGTAAGAAAATATGTAACTGGTGTGGTCGTGAAATCAAGCCGATAGGTAGCGAGCAGGGAATCAGTTTTGAGCATCAATACTCTTATGGTAGCCAACTTGATGGTTCATTTTTGAGTTTTGATTTGTGTCCTGAGTGTTCAGAACGGTTTCCAATAGTGCTCGGCGCAATGTTTGTACATAATCCCTTAAAGGACGATTTCTAACGGCGAGTGCCGTATGAAATATAAGCCATCAATAAGACAGACGGAGGATAATATATAAAATGAATAGTGCATGAATTGATTTAAGGTAGTGAAAAGAAACATAAGTGATTATTTATGAAACAAAATTACATAAAGGAGACTTGATATGGCAGATAGAATTTTTAATCTTCCTCAGACTCGTGGCTCTTTTGAGATGGCTGGTAAGGTCACCGGCACTCAGCGTAGCAACTTCTATAATGAGAAGGAGACCAAGAGTGGTGCTATGCGTCGCGTCCTGAGCTTTGGCGTTCAGACTTCTAATGAAAACACTTTCTATATTGATCTGGCTGGTATGCCTCGTGACAAGGTTTACTTCTTCCGCCGTGCCGATAAGGACAAGGGCATCGAGAAGGATAAGAAGGAAGTCGCTTGGAAGGATCGTCTGACTTATGTTGCACCGGAAGGCTATGATATGATTGGCGTTAAGGTCGGTGTTACCAAGAAGACGAATGAGTCCGGTAAGCTTGTCAACGACAACAAGACTCTGACCGACTTCGATGCAGCTAAGGAGATTTCTGAGAACCTGCATGACGGCGATAACGTGTATGTTCGTGGTAACATCGAGTACAGCACTTACAATGGTAAGCACCAGATTCGTTTTGTTCCTACTCAGGTGTCGCTGAGTTCTAAGGAAATTGACTTCGATGCGGAGGGTTTTGAGGAACTGGCTCTGTTCACTCAGACCATTGTGTACACTGGTTGCCGCAAGAGCGATGAGGGTGATGAAGTAGTTGTAGATGCAAAGATTGTGAACTACAACACCATCGAAGATGCCGAGTTCTTCATTGATTACAAGGCAAATACTCAGAATAAGGTTCTGGCAGACTCTATTCGTAAGCGTCTGAAGCCCTATACCAGTTTTGAGTGCTTTGGCCCTATCGTTAATCAGCAGAAGGTTGAGGAAGTTGAGGCCGAGAATATCTGGGGTGGTCCCAACAAGATGAAGCGCCAGAGCACTCCGGCGGTTCGCAAGCTGTATATTGAGGGTGTTAACCCTGATTCCTTTGATCCGAACCCAGGCGAGAAGGATGCGGAGCCCACTTACACTGAGGACAATATCTCCGAGGCACGGGCAAAGATTGCTGCCAATGCTCAGGCAAAGAAGGACTTCGATGGCAAGGCTGCTGAGAATGATACCTCTTGGTGGGGTGGTTCTAATAAGTCTACTGTAACTTCTGAAGATGAGGAAGATATCAACTGGGGCTAAAATTTTTTAGTCTTAGATGTGTAATACAGGATACCAATAAAAGAAAAGATTTAGAGAGGAATTTACATATATGGCTATGATTCGTAAGGCATCTGCTGTTCGTAAGAAGCTTCATATGCTGATTTATGGTGAGCAGGGAACTGGTAAGTCTCGTACTGCAATGCAGTTGTGTTATCTGAAGAATGCAGACGGCAAGCCGTTCCGTGTTCTGTATCTGGATACCGAGAATGGTTCTATTGATAACTATACTGAGGAACTGGAAGCCAATGGTGTGAATCCTGACAATCTGCTGATTGTTTACACCCAGTCTCTGGCAGAAGTTCAGGATTATATTAAGATGGTTACCAACAATGAAGACATCGAGGATGAGAATGGTGATGTTTATCTGGACGCAGATGGCAAGCCGTTCCGTGCCGACGCTCTGGTTGTTGACTCCGCATCTATTCTCAAGATGACAGCTACTCAGGGTCTCACCGCCTTCTCGCAGAAGCGTGCTAAGGTTAAGGCTGCATCTCAGGGTCTGACTGGTGATGAAAAGGCAGTCAAGATTGAGGGGGCTGGTATGGAGCTCAAGGATTTCAATACCCTGAACTTCAAGGGTCAGTCTCTGATTCTAGATCTGAATGCATCTGGCGTGAACTACATTGTTGTTTGCCGAGAGAAGGACGAGAAGCATACTAAGGTTGTGAATGGTTCTATCGTAAGTGAGCCCACTGGTCGCAAGATTCCTGATGGCTTCGCTGGTCAGGAGTACAACGTTGATACTGAGTTCCGTCTGTATTTCCAGGATGGCCAGCAACTCGCTTTCTTTGATAAGGATCGTACTGGTATGCACAAGGGTGGTGAGGTCGTTGAGGATCTGACTCTGCTTGAGTATCAGGATATTATCTCTAGTAGCGCAAAGAATCGGGAGAATGTCATCAAGAACGGCTTGAACGATGCTGTTAAGACTGAGGTTAAGCTGAGTATGCGTGATCTCGGTATTGAAAACGATGAGCTTGATGATGTTCCGGCAGATAAGAGTTCCGACAATAAAGAGCCTTCTATGGATGACATCAAGGCAAAGCTGAATGACCTGATTGCTTCCGCTTCTCCTATGAAGAAGAGTGCCGCACAGAAGGCTGTTAAGGCGGCTGGCCTGTCTACCGCGTTCCGTTCTATGACTGATATTGAGGAACTGAAGAAGGTTGCCGCAGTCATGGAGAAGGAACTGGCTTAATGGAACTAACCCGTAAATGCAAGATTTGCGGGAAGAACATTTTCATCGAGCGAGACCGTAGCACGTTTTTCTACGACAAGACTGGGTTTTACCATAAGGATTGTTTTGTAGAAAAAAAGAAAAATCAAAAACGCCCTTGGACAGATGACCTGCTAAGGGCATTTTTTGACAAAGTGAATGACACTACGGACAAAAAGGTCGATGATCTTCTTTCCAAAAAGAGAGAGCAAGACCACAATCGTGAGCTTGCACATATCAAACAGGAAGAAAAAAAGATTCTTTTCGACCATATTCGAGATACATACGCCCCGGCGGTTGTTCCGGGTAGCTTCTACTCGAAACTTACGCAGTTAATTTCCGGTAATTATTACAAATATAGAGGTTCGATTCCTCCGCTAGAACTTTACGATATGTGGGTTCTAGCGAAACCCCGACTAGATAAGATAATTGCCGAGAAAGAAGCTAAGGGTTGTGATATGAGCCAGCGATGGAATTACGATTTGGCTGTTTTGTTGGCTCAATATCCTAGTTATCTTGAACGGAAAGAAAGACTAGCTTCGATTCGCCGTGAAAGCGAAAGCAAAACGAAGGAAAATCTGACTGAAACGGTACTGAAACGGATGAAAACAGCACCGAAACAGAGTAAAAACGAGAATGAAATTGATATAAGTGCAATTCTCGATGAGATATAAAAGAGGGAGGTGGATGAGTGGAACTCATTTCAAATATCCCGAACGAAATTCTATTTGTTGGCGCAATTTACAAGCATCCTGACTATTTGGTCGAGTATGGGCATTATGTCAAGAGCAAGTACGATTTTGCCGATGAAGCAACAAAATTTTTCTACGATTCAGCGTTAATTATTTACGAAACTCGGACTCAAGAATTTAATAAAACGTCTGTTTTAACGTTTATGGCTGAAGACGAGTCCAGATTATCCCAATACAAGCGGCTGAAGGGCTGGTCAACCATCGAATACTACATGAGTCTTGCGAATGACGATGATATCAAGGGATATTTCAATATCCTGAAGAAATATTCGCTACTTCGTGAGTATCAGAGAAACGGATTTAACATTGAAGGAATCTTGAAGCATCGACAGTTTGAAATATTTGGTGCTCAGGACATTTACAAATTGATTCGCGGCAAGGCCGACAAGATCAATACGGTTATCATTACAAACGATGATGCTGAGATCTTAAATAATGGTCTGCTGCCAATGGTCAATGAACGTCTGAGCGTTCCTGATATGGGCTTGCCGTTCCAGTATCCTATCATGAATGATTTGTTCCGAGGATTGAAGTTGGGTACTGTGATGTTTAATGGTATGCCATCTAACGCTGGAAAGACTAGATATATGATGGCGATTGTTGCCTACGTCACATTGGTTCAAAAGCAAAAAGCTCTTCTGCTTCTGAACGAGATGGATCTTGAGTCCGTCCGGTATTGCTTACTGGTCACCGCCATCAATAATCCTGAGTTTCAAGAGCTGCATGGTCATCGTTTCCATAAGGATGAGCGAGAGATCACTCTTGGAATGTACCGGGATGCAAATGGAAACTTCATATTCCGAAAGCAAAACGAAGACGGAGAATACATAGAAAGCATTGATGAGTTTACCGCCCGTGTCTACGAGGAAAGCGAAGAGTACCGCAATGTGCTTGATGTTTGCCAGTGGATTGAGAGCGAATCACAAGGATTGATTGTCGCAAAAGATGTTTCTGCTGATTATAGTGATAAGTCTCTGCGATTTGAAATCCAGAAGGCAGCTCTCACTCAGGGAGTTAAGTATGTGTTCTATGATACTTTAAAGAACGATATTGCATCTATTGGCGAATGGGCAGCGTTCAAGGTCACGGCCACCGAGCTTGAAGAGATTGCGAAAAATCTAAAGATCTTTATCTACGGTAGTATCCAGTTGGCTGAAAATGCCCATGAGTATCTTCCTGATGAGCTGAATTCAAACAACATTGCTGAGTCAAAAATGATTAAGCATGTTGCTTGGACGATGGTGTTATTCAAGGAGATTCCAAAAGATAAGTTCGCGAAGTATCAGTATATCTCTCATGACCCTGAGTGGGGCGGTGACTGTGCCCATCGGTTGAATCCAGATAAACGGTATTACGTCGGAAACATCGATAAGAATCGTTTTGGCGAAAAGAAGAAAATAATGTTTGAAGTGAATTTGAACCAGAATGTCTGGAAAGAGGTCGGTATCTGCACCAGAAAGTAAGGAGGTGTCTTGATGGATTGCCACTACATAAAAGTTACAGAAGGCACTTTTAAACAAGATAAAGAAACTATTCTCAGAAATTTAAAACGACAAGCAACAGATGAGAAGTGTAACAATACTGTTGTGACTGACATTTGCTGCGATGATGGTTCGTGTTGGGAAGGTAAGGTTGCATGGCTGACTGGTGAGTATGTTTCGCTCAAGAGTTTTTATCCTGATGACCCAGAGGGGCATGTGATTATCCCACTGAATAGAATTCAGTATGTCTGTTTAATGAGATCCATTGAGACGTGTATTGACGAGTGGGAATCTAAAGTATGGTAAATATCGCAGATCTGAAAAATTACATTCTTGAAGAACAGCAGATTGAACCGATTCTGGAGGAGCTTGGTTGTCATCATATCAGTCACAAGACTGGTTATTACCAGTGTGCAAATCCAGATGGTGACAATAGAACGGCACTCTGTATCTACGAGAATGAAAATCTTACTGCGGTAGATTACACACGAGACATTGCCAATGGAAAGACCAGTTATGATTTGATTTCTGTCGTCCAGTTTTTTCTGGAACTGTCTTTCCCAAAAGCTATTAAGCAAATCTGTGAATGGGTTGGCCTTGACTACTATCACAATTTCGAGGAAGACCTTCCTAAAAGTATGTTGATTCTAAAAGAGCTCATCGCAATGCAAAACGAAGGTGAAGAACACGAGGATGACCGTCCGATAGTCCCCATCTCTGAAGCTATCCTCGGTTATTATAAACCTCATGTGAACCAGATTTTTGCTGACGATGGGATATCTTATGAGACACAGCAGGAGTTTGAGATTGGCTTTGATGAACTGACAAATAGAATCACGATTCCAATCAGAGATGAAATTGGTACTCTGGTTGGTGTAAAGGGAAGATACTTTGGCAAGCCGCCTGAAGGCGAGATAAAGTACAAGTATATTGAACCGTGTGCCAGAAACCGCATTCTATATGGTCTGTTTAAGACAGAGCCGTACATTAAGAATGAAGGTCTGGTATATGTTGGTGAAGCTGAAAAGTCTGTCATGCAGATGTGGAACATGGATGTCTGCAACTGTGTGGCGACTGGAGGTAAGAAGGTTTCACAGAATCAAATTGAAATTTTGACACGTCTTTGCGTTAATATTTGTTTCGTCTTTGATAAAGACGTTCAGCTTAGTGAGCTTATGGTTCTCGCCAATCGATTTGTCGATGGCGTAAGTGTGTATGCTGTAGTAGATGATAAAGGGATTCTGGATGAAAAGGAAGCCCCGACTGATAATCCTGAAAAATTTAAGGCATTGATTGAGAACTGTGTTAGGAGAATCAAATGAATGTAAAACTCTGGAAGGGGAGTAGGAACGACCTATCAGACCCGATTGGAACGATTATGGAGAACAGAGGGGTTGAGGATTATAAGACATACATGAATCTGGATGATTCTTGCTTAAATTCTCCGTGGGAACTGGACAACATGGAAGATGCTGTTAGGCTGTTGAATAAACACATCTGGAATAAGTCTATTATCTCTATCCTTGTAGACTGTGATGTGGATGGATTCACAAGTGCTTCAATGATGTTTCAGTATTTGAAGACGATTGGTTATTTTGGAAAAATCAATGTTCTGCATCATAGTGGAAAGGAGCATGGGCTCTCTAAAGAAATTGAGGTTCCACCTGAAACTACCTTGCTGATTATTCCTGACGCTGGCAGTAACGATGTTGAGCAATGCAAGGAACTTCGTGATAAGGGCATCGATATTCTGATTCTTGACCATCATATCTGTGATAGAGAGAATCCTTACGCAGTAATCGTCAATAATCAGAATGGTACATATCCCAACAAGGAACTTTCTGGCGCTGGCGTGGTGTATAAATTCCTTCAGGCTGTTGATGAATATAATTGGACTGATGTTGCAGACCGATATCTTGATCTGGTGGCCGTCGGAAACATCGGTGACGTTATGGATATGCACTCGCATGAGACAAAGCGCCTTTGCACGAAAGGTCTGGCACGAATTGCAAATCCGATGATTTGTGCTTTGATTGAGGCGAATAGCTTCAACATCAAGGGTGACCCGACTATCAATGATGTTCAGTTCTATATCGTTCCGATGATGAACGCACTGATTCGTGTTGGCTCATCTGAGCAAAAGAAGCGGATGTTCCGTGCAATGGTCGGTGAGGAACAGACATTCCAGTATACTCCGACTCGTGGCAAGAATGCCGGTGTCACGATTGATGAGACTCTGGCGCAGCATGTAGCTCGTGAGTGTTCTTCTTGTAAGTATCAGCAAAACAAGATTAAGGATAAGGCTGTTGGAGAGCTCCAGAAGTTGATTGAAAAGCACGGTGCAGACCAGAATAAGATTCTCTTCTGCAACTCCACTGGCATTCTTGATAACACTCTAACTGGTATTGTAGCAATCAAGCTGGCTGAAATGTATGCAAAACCGTGCGTACTACTTCGTACTTTCGCTGATGAACCGGACTATTACGGTGGTTCAATGAGAAATCCTGATGGTTCTCCGATTGAAAGTTTAAAGGAGTTCTTGATGAGTACCGGAGATTTTGAGTCAGTTCTTGGTCATGATAACGCTGCTGGTGTGAAAATCAAGAAAGAAAATGTGCCAAAAGCGATTGCGGATTGTAATGAGCTGCTTAAAAATGTCACGATGAGCAAGGCAATCGTGGTTGACTTTGATTTTGATTACAATAAATTGAACGTTGCATTGCCGAAAACGATGTACGAGATGCACAAGGTCTGGGCGCAGGGTATTTCTGAGCCGTATTTCTACATTAGAAACATTCCGCTTGTTCATAGTGGATGTGCTCCGATGAGTAAGAACGGTAATATGTGGAAATATTCTGACGAAGAAAAAGGCATTGATTTTGTGTGCTTTGCAGATAATGGCCGGATGATTGGCTGGATCAACAATGACTTTTATGGTGGTCAGGAAGAAAAATACATCAATGCCGTGTGCCGGTTGTCTTTGAATCAGTATGGAAACAAGGTGACTCCGCAGGCACAGATTGTGGATTTTGAGGTGATTTGATATGGGAAATTGGAAACGTGCTATCGCCATCGACTTTGATGGTACTCTTTGTGAGAATAATTATCCTGACATCGGTGAGCCAAACTGGAATGTCATTTATCAAGCAATTCAGGAACAGAAGCATGGTGCTGGTTTGATTCTCTGGACTTGCCGAGAAGGAAAGCTCCTGTATGACGCAATGGAAGCTTGCTTCGATTGGGGCATTCAGTTTGATGCAATCAATGAGAGTCTTCCTGAGTGGAAAGAGCATTTTGGCACTGCTCCTAGAAAGGTTGGGGCTGATGAATATTGGGATGACAAGGCTAAGGTTGTAAAAAATGGAGAGTTGATTGACGATGCTGATGCCTGAACAGTTTGAAGCAGACGTTAAAGAATTTATCGCAGAATGCCAAAGCCATCCAGTGATAGATTTATCAAAAGATGATCCATGTGAAGGATGTCGCTTTGAGGACTTTTGCGATAGGTTTTATCCGGGCGATGGTAGCACATGGCATTGGCGAGTTTATGAGAGGGGTGAATGAATGGTTTACATTACAGGTGATATTCATGGTGATTACAATCGTTTTTTAGAATTGAAAAAGTTTTGCAATGAACATAATCTTGGAAAGAATGACTGGATCATTTGTCTTGGCGATGTCGGTTTGAACTACTACGGCAAGGATGATTCTCGTGAATGGAGTATCAAGACTATCGCCGCAGATATTCCTGCGAATTTGTTTTGTATCCATGGAAATCACGAACGCCGCCCATCTCGCAAGGATGGCTATAGGACAAAGGAAATCAGTGGAGATATTTGTGGTAAGGTGTGGCATGACCCACATTATCCCAATCAATATTTTGCTATTGATGGCGAAGTTTACCAGATTCTTGCTGATAGGGAAATTTTAAACTGTCTTGTTTGTGGCGGAGCTTATTCCGTAGATAAATGTTATCGGTTGGAGCGTGGATGGAACTGGTGGCCGGATGAACAGCCTAATGAGAAGACTAAGAAAAAGATCTGGAATATTACACATAACCCTCAAATCGATGATATTGATGTTATGCTCACGCATACCTGTCCATTCCGGTTCATTCCAACTGAATTGTTTATCGGTGGTATTGATCAAAGCACAGTAGACCAGTCAACTGAAATATTCTTTGATGATATATACGAATGTTATCCTAACGATTGTAAACCATTCTGGTACTTCGGCCATTTCCATGGTAACAAGTACACCGATGACTATGTGATGCTTTTCGACGATATTATTAAGTTTGGAGATAAGGTGAAGAGTGATGAGTGAATATCATGTGAGCTGTGGTATGTTTGGTATTTACGCAGGAACTGTTAAAATGAATGGAACCGAGTGGAAAGATAAAACTCGTGTCACAGATGAAGCTATCGAGGCAGTTCGTGATTGGCTTCTTTCTGAAGCTCAGTTCAACAATAGAACTTTTGGTGGATACACATGGACAACAAAGGACGGTAAGACTGTAACTTTGAGAGTGTCCATCGAAGATAAGGAGCAGACAGAATGAATTCAAATAGTATGAAAGGTGGTGTTGCCTGATGAGTAGCAGTTTACATACGCACTCATACTTTTAGTTTACTCGATGGATTCTCTTCTCCTGAAGAAAATCTAAAAAGAGCATCAGAACTTGGTTTGAAAGCCATTGCCATTACGGAACATGGTGAGGTAACAAGCTGGCCGTACTATTCTGAACTAAAAGGCAAGTATCCGAATGTCAAACTTCTTTATGGTATCGAGGCATACGAGTGCGAAGATAGGGAAGTCAAGGACAAGAATAGTAAATATTGGCATTTAATCATTATTGCCAAGAACGAAGCTGGTCGTCAGGCAGTCAATCGCTTATCTACACTCGGTCATCTTCATGGCTTTTACAGCCGTCCTCGTATCACAAAAGAGGATATCGCTAAGGAAGATACGAATAATTTGATTATCCTGTCTGCTTGTTTGGCGAGTAGGTTGTCCAAAACGGATGATTATGACACTTGTGTTAAGCTGGTTCAAGAGTATAAGAGCTTATTCCCTCACTATTATCTTGAGGTTCAGGCTCACGCAAACAGTGAACAAGCAAAATATAATCAGAAAATCATGCGGTTGGCAAACGATACTCATACAAAAGTAGTCGTCACAAACGATGTTCATGCTGCTACCAAAGAGGATCTTTATTATCAAGATTACTTCCTTCGAATCGCACATGATACGGAAACTGCCGCAGAAATCTATGAGGGATGTTATTTTATGTCTCGTAAAGAGCAACATGAAGTCCTTGATAGTCAGATTGGATATGATGCAGCAGAATGGTGTATTAACAATACTGACGAGGTTGCTGATCTGTGTGATGATGTGGATATGCCTTGGCATGAACCGGAACTTCCAAAAATTGAGATTCCGCCACAGTATTCTAATTCGGCAGCTTATCTGAAAGACCTTGTAAAAGAGGGATGGAAGAAACGTAGCATTGATAAGTTTGATGTAGAAAAGCAGAAAATCTATCGAAAACGTGTTGATGATGAGCTGTTTGTCATTGAGAAGAAAGACTTCTGTGACTACTTTTTGATTCTGGTTGATTACATCAACTGGTGTAAGAAAAATGATGTCATTGTTGGCCCTGGTCGTGGTTCTGCTGCTGGTTCTCTTGTATGTTACCTGATTGGCATTACGCAGCTTGATTCCATCAAGTATGAACTTGACTTCGGACGATTCCTTACCATTGAGCGAAAAGACCTTCCTGACGTTGATGTTGATGTCAGTGACCGTGCCAAGGTTGTCGAGTATCTGACACAGAAGTATGGAGAAGATCGAGTAGTTCAGGTTATGAACATCGTGTACACTACTCCGGTCACTTCGATTCAGGACGTTGGTAAAGTTCTCGGTTTTCCGTATGCCGAAATAAGAAAAATCAGCGAGAAGTTTGTTCAAAAGACATGGAAGGATTGCCTTGAAGCCAACCCGGAAGTGGTTGAAAATCCGAAGTATAAGGAACTACTTGACATCGCAAGTCATATCAATGGTCGCCCACGAGGATATGGTATTCATGCTGGCGGTGTTATTGTCTGCCGACATCCTTACTATGAATATATCGGTATCCGGCATGGTACTGACGGAGAGCATGTTATCTCTGTTGATAAAGTGATGGACGAGAAGATTGGACTCGTCAAGTTTGATATTCTTGGTGTTGCGTCGCTGGTTGCTATCGACGAGGCAAAACGTGAAGACAATATTCCAGACTGGGAGATTGATATTAACAATCCAGAGTTTGAAAACGATAAGGCAACTTACGATTTGATTTGTTCCGGGCGGACAGACAATCTATTCCAGATTGAGTCTTCAGGCATGAAGGATCTGGTTGCACAGCTTCAGCCGAGGTCGATTGAAGAACTATCCGCTTTGATTGCACTTTATCGTCCTGATGCAATGCCGTCCATTCCTACATACGTTGATTGCAAGTACCACCCTGAACACATTCACTACTTCCATCCTGACATGGAACCAATTTTTCGCAGCACATATGGTGTGAATATCTATCAGGAACAGAGTATGAAGCTCACGAAGGTCTTTGGCGGTCGAAACGATGCCGGAGCTGATAGAATGCGTAAATGCTTGGCAAAGAAAAAGCCTGAGAAAGTCAAGGAAGAAGTTACTATCCTCCGAAAAGAAATACTGGATAACGGGTACGACTCTCGTACCGCAGAGTATATTTGTGACGAATTGTCCACCAAGGGTGGATATGGATTGACGAAAGTTAAGTCCCTTATGTTGGCGACAACATAAGCAAACGCCGAATATGCGGGAAACTCCTTAGAGCCTTATGTACCAAAGTGTAATAATCATAAGGATTGGACAATCCGCAGAGACAGCGCAGAAATGCGAAGCTCTCAACGACTACCAAGGCGTATTTCGTAAGAAATAATGGTATAGTCTACTCCCTATACAAATAATGCGAAAGCATGGGTATGAAGATTAACAAGTCACATTCTCAGGCGTATGCCGTTATCTGCCTTCAAACCGCATACTTAAAAACACACCATCCGCTTGCATTCTTTAAGGCTATGTTGAACCTAAATAAAGCAAAGGTTGGCAAGGTCAACAAGATTATGGTGGATGCACGCAGCTTTGATATTCAGATTCTTCCGCCGAGTATCAATCGTTCCGGCATGGATTTTACTGTGTCAAATGGTAAAATCCTATTTGGCTTGTCTGCTATCGGTGGTATTGGCAATACACTTGCTGAAACTATCATTGCAGAACGAGATAAAAATGGAAAATTCAAAGGGCTTGAAGATTTCACGAGTCGTGTTCGTGCAACGAAAGCGCAGATTATTGCATTGGTTAAATCCGGTGCGATTCCTACAAAGAACAAACGAATATTCTTGGAAAAGTACATTGCCAGCGGTTTGGAACAATCTGAGTTTAAGCCAGTCAGTACACTTCCTACCAAGGCAGTTTTGCTGAGTAAGTGGGATATTGATACAGAGCATTATAAGGTTTGTAAGAAGGTTGACAAAGAAACCGTCCTGCGGATCTATAATGAAAAGCGCCGTGTCGTACATGAAACCGAGAAGCTGAAAAAGAAAGAAGCGTATATGGCCGAGCAGACCACGAAATATCTACAAGATGAAGAGCTTTGGGAGTTCCAGACTTTGCAGACCTTTATCAGTGACCCGAATCCTTTCGAGAAGGCATTTGCTTATATCAAGGATTTCTCTGAAATCGAAGAAGGTGATTCTTGTGTACTGGTTGGTATTATCGCAAAGATTCAGAAGAAGAAAACGAAGACTGGTATGCAGTTTGCATTTGTAAATCTGTATTCTGGCGATGGTATCATTGAGCTGACCGTATGGCCGAGAGTCTTGTCAGATTATCAGGATTTGATTGTAAAGGGAAGTCAGGTAGCTGTGCTTGGAAAGAAGGAAGATGAATCGCACGTTATTGCAAGCAACTTCAAACCTTATAAGCAGTGGTTGCATGATAGAGAGATAGCGTAAGGAGGACGAGTATGGCGCTCTATAAAGTTCCAGTAAAGTGGGAGCAATGTGGATATTTAATTGTTCATGCTGAAAATCAAATTGATGCTGCAAGTGTGGCGATGAATGATATTGACGCATATCCATTAGATGGCCAGACGGTTTCTGGTAGTCTCAGCCTTGCATTTCCACAGGGCTCCGAAACTGAATATATTGCAAAGATTGTACCCGGTTTTGAAGAACGATAACTAAAATCAGCACGAATAAGAGGGTTATAAAGTGGCAGATAAAAAATTTAATGAAAATATGATTCGTTGCTACATCAGGATAAAACGAGTCTTTTATCCGAAAGATGGGAAGGAGGTTGAGCCCGGCGGCTTCGCCACTTTCTCTGCCGAGGTGGTAAAAATTAAGCAGGGGAACCCTATTATGAGTCGATATGGTGACCTCCGACTGAAAGGCAACGTTCCTAGCCTTGATATGGATAAGACTTATTCGTTCTGTGGTGAGTATGTTCACCATGAAAAGTTTGGGGACCAGTATAAAATCGTTTATATGAACGAGTTCCAAGAGATTACTGACCCAGAAGAACAGAAAAGCTTTCTCCGTTTTATCTTGACAGAACATCAGTTTGAGATGCTTTACGAAGCATTTGATAATCCGTATGAGATCATCAAGAACGGTGATATTAAGTCTCTTTGCACTGTTAGTGGTATCACGGAAGGTCGCGCACAGAAAATTATCGATGCCTTTGAAACTAACATTGATAACAGCGAAGCATACACGAAGCTGATTGAATATGGTTTGACTCCCAGTGCTATCGGAAAACTTGTTCATCAATATCATGGTGCAGACACTCTGGTAAAAAAGATTGAAGAGAATCCTTATGTTTTGATTGACGATGTGTATGGTATCGGTTGGAAGAAAGCTGACGCTCTTGCTTTGAATATGGGATTGAAGCCAAACTCTCAGTTCCGAATTGAAGCTTACGTTATGCATTTTCTTGCCGACCGTGCCGAAGAAGGCAATTCTATCATCCCGGCAAACCAGACAATCAATAGTTGCATTAAAGAGCTTGGATTGGACGAAGGTGACCAAGAGGTTATCAAGAGAGCACTTTTCCATCTGCACGATGTCCGCGAAACGCTTTGGTGGAGTGATGATCGTCAGGAATTTGCTTTAACAAGAGTGTGGAATCTGGAAAATGAGATTGCAAAGGAAATTAAGCGTCTGGCGGATGCACCTGTTGAGCCGATTGGTCGAAACATGGACGCTGCAATCGATGAGGCGGAACGTGCTCTTGGCATCGAGTACACTGAGGAGCAGAGAGATGCTATTAAAAAGGTATGCTCTAGTAATGTCTGTATCTTGACAGGCTACGGAGGGACCGGTAAAAGTACCGTTGTCGCTGGTGTCCTAAAGGTTCTTCGTGGTAAGTCGTTTGCCCAGACTGCACTCTCTGGTCGTGCGGCTGCGCGTATGCAGGAGATTACTGGTCAGGACGGCAAGACAATTCATCGGTTGCTTGGTTACGACATTGAGAATGGGGGTTTTGCCCATAACAAAGACAATCCTTTAGAGGAGGATATTATCATTCTGGATGAGACCTCTATGGTTGGAGCTCAGTTGTTTTATGACTTGATTCAGGCCATCAAGACCGGAAAGCGATTCATTATGATTGGTGATGACGGTCAGCTTGAGAGTATTGGTATGTGCAATATCTTCAAGGATATGCTTGCATCTAAGGCTGTTCCGGTAGCTCGTTTGACTAAGATCCATCGTCAGGCTGCTAAGTCCGCAATTATCACAGAAAGCATCAAGGTTCGCAATGCCACGCAGTTGGTTCCTTACGGTTGGGCTGGTAATGAGATTCGTGGTGAGCTGCGTGATTTGGAGCTAGATATCTACAAGGATGCAGGAGAGTCATTTAACCACATCATCAATCAATACCGTACCTTATATAATAAGGTAGGGAATGACAGCGCAAAGATTCAGATTGTACTTCCGCAGAAGCTCCGTGGTAGTATTTGCACCTACGAGGTGAATAACGCTATTCAGGAGATTGTGAATCCGAGTCGCGGTCAGACCGAAGCGAAGATCTCCATCTATGGTGATGGGAAGGACAGAGTGTACACTCTGCGCGAGGGAGATCAGGTCATTATCAACAAGAATAACTATGAACTTCATACATACAATCTCAAGACAAAGAAAAAAGAAGAGAAGTGTCCGGTGTTTAACGGCAACCGTGGCATCATTCGAAAGATTGAAGGCAGTTTTATTCTGGTTG